GGCGGACTACGTCGCCGTCGATGTCCGCAGCCTCTCCGAGGTAGGCGACGGTCACATGCATCTCGTCGGCCGGCAGCCCACCCTCTACGGCGAGCGCCTGCGCAACGTCGGCAGGAGGGTAGAGGGCGATCATGCAGCCGTCAGAGTAGTCCGGGGATGCCATGACCACCCCCTGCCGTTGCTCAGCCGATCCGCTTCTTGATGAGCGCGGTGACGTCCTGCGCCCGCAGCGGGTGCCCGGGCGGATCGGGTGGCTGGACAGGCTGGGGCGGTGGGTCAGGCTGCTGCTCGCTCATCGACACCTCCAGGCAGCGCGGCCAGGGCCTCTTGCAGGCGGCGTCGGTACAGGGCGCGGGCCGACTCCTGCGGCAGGGCGTCGTCGGGCTCGCCGTTGCCGGTCGCTGCGGCGAGTTGCGGCGGCACCGGGGCGGGTTCCGGCGGTTCGGGCTTCTCAACGGTCACCGGCTCGCCGTGCTGCGGTGCGGCAGGCTCCAGCGCGGTGCCGCGGAGCTTATTCGCGATCGTGGCCTTGGACACGGCGTCCATGTCGGCCCACTTCACTAGGTTCTCGCGGTCGACGAGCACTGGCTGGTCGCCGCCTTCGACGGCGGGCTCGCCGATGTCGGCGCGGTACCGGTCAAGGGTCCAGGAGCCGTTGCGGAGCCGCATGTCGCGGATCTTCTCGACGGTCTCGCTGTCCCGCATGTCGATGTCACGGAACTTCAACCTCCACCCCTCGACACCGAAGCCGTTCTTGGCCAACGCGAAGTTCAGCGCCTCCAAGACCAGCTCGGCGATGGGCTGGCAGGTGTTGACCATGAAGGTGCGGTCCTGCGTCTCACCCGTGCCACCGCCCAGGTTTCCGGACTCGATGATCCCGACCTTCGCCGGTGGCACCCCATACGATGCGATGATCTCGTCCCGCTTCTGGTTCAGGAACTGCAGGTAGTCCATCGTCCGAGACTGCGCCAGTTCCTCGACCTTGGCGCCGCCCTTGGTGTTGATCGGGTTCCCGATGTTCCGCGGGCCCACGTTCCGGGCCAGGTACTGGGCGTTCCACCGGTTGATCTCCCCCGACGAGGAGCTGGCCGGGTGGTCGATCCACAGCTGCGGCGGCGCGCCCTTGCGGAAGATCTCCTTGGTCGTGGCCGCCGCGAACAGCCACGCCGTGATCGGCAGCAGCGCCGCCTGTGTCGGCGACACCCCGAACACCGACGAGCGGGGCGAGTCCAGGCTGATGTGGATGACCTCGCGCGGCTCGAACTCCGCCCGCTGCCCCATCTCCGTGACCTGCACGTACTTCGTGACGTTGCCGTGCTCATCCGCGATCGGCAGCATGCTCGGGCAATCCAGCGAGTACAGGGCAACCGGCTGACTGCCGATCCACACCACCTCGATGTACGCGTCGCCGAACACCAGCAGATCCACGACCACAGACCGCAGAATCTGCCGGATGTTCTCCCGCGGATTGCAGTACGCCAGCATCCCCTCAAGGAGCTTGACCTCGGACGGCTTGTCCGGGGTCGCCTCGTCACCCTCACCAGCGTCGTTGTCCCAGTCCGTGACCAGACCGCCAGCGGTGATCGTCCGGGCGATCGCATTCACGCTTGCCCACGACCACGGACACGCCATGTATGCCTGATACAGCTGATCCAGGGTCGACCGGCGGTCTGTCTGAGTGCCGGCGCCGAGGCCCTGGTTGGTCTCGGTGAGACCGCCCGGGCCGATGCCGAACTCGAAGCCCGCCCGCTCCGGCAACTTCGCCTGTGCGGGCGCCTGTTCCAGTACCTCGGGTTCGGCGCGCAGGCCCTGCCACCAACTTTTCAGCCCCACGGGGATTCCACCGTCCTCCCCGCACGCGGCGTCTCATCGTCGTCGGCCCACCAGGCGCCATCCGCTACGGCGCCAGCCTCGGGGCGCACGGCCATCGTCGTCCCCAGCGGCTGCAACGGTTCCGCGATCGGCTCGGCGGCCATCTCGTCGAGGATGACCAACTCGGGGCCAGTGCCGAGGTTGGTTAGGAGATAGCGAAGGCTATCGCTCGCATGATCATCTGCGGTGGTGTCGGCGTCTTCCGGATCACCCTTCGTAGCGTGCGGCAGGTCGGAGAGCTCGCGGTACAGCTCGGTGACCGTCGAGAACAGGTGGAGCTTCGGGCAGGTGTCCCAGCCCTGCGCCCGGTGGTGCGGGCAGGCCGGTGCTTCGGCGAGGTAGGAGCGGACGCGCTGCCAGCCCGTGACGCGGCTGCCCGCGCCTTTCCCTGCCTGGGTGAGGTGGACGCCGTTCTCTGCGTAGACGTCCGCGATGGCCTTGGCGTCGCCCCGGGTCGCCCACATCGCGTCATCGGCGAACCGGACAGCGACGTGCTCGTCGTCGGCCTCGGCCGCAAGGATCTGCTTCGCCTGGTCGGCCTCGCCCACGCCGCGCTGGTAGATCTCCCGGTAGACCCAGACCCGGCCGTCCTCGTCGACCGCTGCCCACAGCACCGCCCACGGGGCACTGAAACCCCAGTCGAGGCCGTTGTACCGCTTCCACGACGCGGGCAAAGCCATCGGTTCGACTACGTGCTGGTCACGCGACAGTTCGCTGTTCCCGCTCCACATGGCTTTCCCATCGCGGCGGACCAGGACCGTGTGGTGGGGCTCCACAGTCACGCAGGCCACGGTTCCTGTGTAGCTCTCCCTGCGGATCTGCTTCCGGTGCACGAGGCTTCGGTCGTGCCCCGTCTTGTAAACAGAGACACGGAAGACCTCGCGGTGCCCCTCCTTAGCCGGAGCCACTCGGGCGATGGAGGCCGCGCGGCCAAGTCGAATGCAGAGCTCCTGAACATCGTCCGCGAGCTGCTTCGACGTGGTGACGTAGACGCACCCGTCGCTGCGGTTCCGGCGGCGGTGTCCATCGCCGTCGATGAGGGAGTCGAAGAGACGCTGCAGGTGCTCGCGCGGGCTGCCTAGGATCTCGCGAGGAATGAACTTGTCCTCGTGCTTCCCGAACTGGGCGAAGTAGGCGCCTAGCGCTCGGGACGAGATCCGGAACCGGCGTCCGTCGTAGGTGTGCGCGAGACCCATCCGTTCGAGAAGCGACTTGACACGCACTACCTTCGGGCCGTTGGCGCCTTCGACTTGAGCGATGCCGAAGCCAGAGGGCTTTCCCGCGTAGCGAGAGGCCCGAGGCGGCTTCGTCGTAAAGCCCTCGGAGAGGTACCAGCCGAGGAGTTCGCACCAGTCTCCACGGTCGAAGACGTACTCGCGGTGCTTCGCGTATCGAGCCTCTGGGTTGAGACGGAACTCCCGAAAGGCATCGAGGTCCTCGGGGGCGCCTGCGCGTTTCCAGGAGCGGTAGCAGGGCTCGCACATGCCCCGCCGGGGAACGACGACGGTCTTGGCGCAGATCGTGCAGCACCCGACTTCGGCAATCTCCGTTACTGGTACGGCGCCGGGCATCCGGATAGTGATCGTAGCCTCGCGGCTACCTTCCCAGTGCACGGCCGTCCTCAAATGGACCGAAGTCTGCGGGAGATCCTCCACCGGGATATGCCGGAAGTCAGGAGACGCGTTGTACCCGTGGGCGTACATGCGGTGCCCCGGGGTGACCGAGAAGTTGAGCGCCCGGCCTTCGTGAACGTACATGTCTCCCGAGTACGGGAACTGCCATACGCGGGTGGCAGGAGCGAAGGTCATCTCTCCCGCCGGAGACAGGGTTGCCACCAGCTCGCCTGGCTTGATGTCCGCAATGGCCTTCCAGCCCGAGGCTGCCAGGATCTCCATTTTGGCATCGTAGCAAAACATTTGCCCAGCAAAAACGTCCCAGTCGCCATCCAGGAACGCCGACCGGAGCTTGCCGTCGAGGGCCTGCAAGTCGGTGGCGTACTCCGGGTTGACGTGCGGGTTGTCGCTGAGCTTGGACGGGATGAAGCGGACCGTGCGCCCGCGGACGTCGGTGATGACGTTCTGCCCGTAGTTCGTTGGCTTGATGTAGCGGGTCTTCACCGCGCCGTGGCCGGCGCCTCCCGGGTTGGTGCCGGACCGGATGCCGATGACCGGGATATCCCGGCGCCCGGACCGGAGCCGGGATTCCAGGAAGGAGATCACGTCGGGTGGCGTCAGCGTGCGTTCGTCGAAGGTGAGCTTCTGGTACTGGCCGCCCTGCCTGCGGGTGGCGTCCTGCACAGACTCGGCGTACCGGTACATGATCAGCGAGCCGTTCGGGAAGCGGAGTTCGTACTCGGTGCCGTTCCACTTTGCGCCCAGCTTCCGGGCGAATCCGGCCTGGGCGAGCTCGGCGATCAGGGACTCTTTCAGTTCGCCGAACGTGCGCCGGAACGCGCCGACGCGGAGTCCCGGGTAGAGCATGCAGTCCCGAAGGTCGTCCATGAGGAGGGCCCTGGTCTTGCCCCCGCCCGCCGAGCCTCCGAAAAGTACGTCGAACTCGACTGCCGCGTGGAAGACCTGCTGCTTCGGTGTCGGCTCGTACCCGAGCAGCTCGAACACGTCTAGTGGCTCGAACGCCTGGGCCGCGAACTCGGCCCAGGCCAGGGTGGCGGTCATCGGTTCCCGCCTCCTCGGTCAGGCTGAGGCGAGGGCTCGCAGGTGTCGCGGCACGATCTCGGGGACGCGGGCCTGCTGCTCCGGTGTGAGCATCAGATCGCCCAGGATCGCCCGGATGGCCCGTGCGACCAGCTCGCCCTGCTGCTCGGCCAGTTGTACGCGTCGTTCTTCGATGCCTGCCTTGATGGCGTGCGCGCACACGATGACGAGATGGGCGCGTTCCTGCTGGTAGATCTTGAGCCAGATGTTCGGGGCGGCTTCCGAGGTGATGCCGCGGTCGTCGCCGCCCTCTTTCTCTTTGGTGATGCCCCAGACGAGGGGGTGTTCGCGGTCGGCGCCGTGTGCGAGGGCGCTGGATTCGATTTCCTGGACGCGTTCACGCAGCCAGGCGACATGCCCGGCAGTCCATTGGACCTCGTCGAGGAGTGCGTCGGTGGCGGTGGTTTCGATCTTCCGGCCGTAGGTCTGCACGAGCTTCCTCGCCTTCTCTTCGGCAAGGCGCTGCGCGGCGGCGCGGCGGCTCTGCGGGGCGGCCCCGCCATGGAGCCGGCATACGTTCTGGCCGGGCATTGCCGCTTGGCCGCACTGGTTCCCGGTTTTTTTGGCATAGCCCCAGCATCGGCGGCTGCCGTCCTTGCGGGTCTCTTCGTAGCCGTCGGGCAGTGGCCGTCCGTGCCCGTGTCCGATGCCCTTGCCCATCAGGTGCCTCCTGTCACCCAGTGGTCGGGGAGTGCCGGTCCGGGGTTTCCTTCCGCCGGCGCGGGGGCTGGTTCGGGTGTGCAGTCGCAGCCGGGGAGGTCGGCCTGGTTCGGGGCGGTGCACGAGGCGGCGTGTACGAGGGCGGCTGCGTCCATCGTGATGGCGTGGGGGCCGCACGAGTACACGGGGCGGGTGTCGTCGTCGCCCGTCGGCAGCGGGGGGAAGGCTGGCGGGGGGAGTTGCGGGTCGGCCAGGAGTAGCGCTTGTTCGCGGCGCTCTCGCTCGATGCCGATGTGGTCGGCGAGTTCGTCGTCGGTGAGACGACGCTGCCAGCTCACCACTGCGGTGTCGCCGCAGGCTGCGCAGGGGGGCACGGCCGGGAGCGCTAGGCCGGGCGCGGGCGCCGGGGGTTCGGGTGAGGGCATGAGGGTGCTCCCATTAGGTGGTGGTGTCGGTGATGAGGCCGAGGTTGGCGAGCGCGGCGATCACTGAGGCGAGCGCGGTGTTGCCCGCCTTCGATCCGGCGACCGGCTGGCGGCCGACCGCTGGCGCGCCGAAGAATCCGACGTTGCCCGAGAAGGTTTTGTTGCCCGCGATGGTCTGGGCGGTGGTCAGGTCGACGTAGTCCATGCTGTTGCCGGTCGACGTGATGCCCCAGTTGGTGATGTTCCCGGAGACGATGTTGCTGAAGTATGTGTTCGGGCCCTGGCCTGCGGCGAGTTCCTTGATGCCGCTGCCTTGCTGGGTGTGGGCGCCGGTGAGGGGGTCGTAGTTCTGGCCGTCGTCACGGACGATGTTCGCGGCGACGATGTTGCCGACGCAGTTGACGGTGACGCCCTGGATGGTGGCGTTGTCGAGGCCGATGCCACCGTGCCCGTTGTTCATGATCGTGTTGCCGCTGATCTGGCTGTTGGTGACGCCTCGGATGTCGAGCGCCCCGCCGTAGCCGCCGGGCCCCTGGTTGGCGGCGCACTGGGTGATGATGTTGCCGGTGACGGTGAGACTGTCCCCGCCGTACAGGATCATTCCCTCGCCGAGCACGCGAGTGACCTCGTTGTTCGACACCTGGACCCGCTTGCACACGGCCTCGCTGACGGCGTCGAGGCGCAGGCCGACCGCGTAGGCGTCGGCGATCACGTTCCCCGCGACCACGGAGTCGGTGACCGCGCTGAGGAACATCGCGGAGAAGTAGCCCTGCGTCGACGGCGCGCCGCCGCACCGGTTGTTGGTGATCTGCAAATCGGAGCACTGCGACGCGGCGATCGCCTGGTAGCTCGCCCCGTCGCCCGTCGCATCCGGTGCGGTGATCATGTTGCCGGAGACGACCGTGCCGTACGGCGGCTGCAACCCGCCGAACGACCACGCCACCATGTCGATGCCGCGCAGCCCGGCCCGGTCGAGGATGTTGCTGTAGATCAGCGTCCGGACCGCAGCCGGGAGCCGGATCCCGATGTCGTGACCGCCGGACAGCGAGTTCCCGATGATGACGTTGTTCTCGCAGACCGCCTGTGAGAACTGCGCCTTGTCGGCGTGCCGGTAGGCGGTCGGCTTCGAGAACGTGATCACGTTCCCGGCGATCGCGGTGACGTCGACACGCTCGGTCCGCGGACCGTCGACGATCGAGTACCGACCGCCAACCTGGAACTTCGTCCCGTCCGAGACGGTAGACGCCGTCGACGCGACCTCCAACGCCGCCCCGTTCGCCGTGAACACGGGGTACTGGGTGACCTTCTGCCCCGTATAGAGGGTGCCGACGCCGCCCGTGCAGCCCGTGAAGGTCGTCCCGGTCTTTCCTGTGTAGGCGACCTGCTGCGCGCCCACACTTGACAGCACCGTGAACTGGCCGGCGGTTGCGAACCCGGTCGTGGAGGCGACGTTCACTGTGCCTGCGGGGAGCGTGACGGCGTTCGACCCGGCGGCCACCTGCGTTGCCTGCTGTGCCGGGCCACCGAACGGCAGTGTCCCGCCGGCCGTCAGGAAGATGGCGCTGCCGTAGTTGTTTGAGCAGAGGTTCCCGCTGACGGTGTTCCGGGCGCCGCCCTCGATCGCGATCCCGTACCCGGCTTGTACGTCGTTGGGGATGCGCTGCACGTTGTCCGATGACGTGTTCCCGGAGATGGTGCAGTCGTCGGAGACCGTCATGCAGATCCCGGCCCACCCGGCGGCTGTGATCGTGTTGGCGTTGACGGCCATGTTCGACGAGCACCACAGGCCGACGCCCTGGTCATACGCGTGCCACAGGGTGTTGCCGGCGATCGTGCCGTAGGAGCAGCCGTCGGCTTGGGCCCCGCCAGCGAGGTTGTGGGTGCCGCAGCGGATGGGCGACTCCCACACGCCGTGGATGTTGCAGCCGGAGATGCGGAAGCGGTGGCAGTTCAGCAGATGGATGCCATTCTGCTGGTCTTCCTCGGCGAGCACCCGCCCTGCGACGGTGGCGTTGCCGGTCTGCCAGGGGGTGATGTAGGCGCCGTTCGCGGCGTAAGGGCCGTAGCCGTCGGAGAGGGTGCCCGCTGCGCTGGTGTAGGCGTTGGCGAGGTTCGTCGTGAAGGTGATCACGTCGTTCGCCGCCCCGGCGCCCGGGGTGATGGCCTGGATGACGAGCTGCTGGTCCTGCCGGTTCGCCTCGCCGCCTGAGGAGACGGTGAGACCGCCGCAGAGGTTCAGTCGCTGCCCGACCACGTAGGCGGCTGCTGTGCCGTGCGTGACTTGGACAGTGGCCTGCCCTGCTGTGGCGTTGGCGGCGAGCGGGGTGAGTGGGAGCAGGGTGTCGCGGCGGCCGTCGATGGACAGGCCTTCGATCGCGAAGTCGGTGCAGTCCGCCACGGTGAGGACGTTCGCCGCGCCCCGGTTCGGTGCCGCGGTCGTGTTCGGCAGGATGGTGAGGATCGCCCCACGGTCGCCTCGGACGGTGAAGCCGGTCATGTTCTGGAGCACGATGCCGGTCGTGGCGTACGTCCCGGGCGGGATGTAGAGGGTGCCGGACCCGGCGGCCGCGATGACGGCGGAGGCTTGCTGGAGCGCGGCGGTGTCGTCGGTCGTGCCGTCGCCCTTGGCTCCGTAGGCGCGCACGTTGGCCGTGTAATCGCCGCTGAGCGTTACTCCGGCGCTGGGCCATGCCCCGGAGATTTTGGGCCCGTACAGGGTGACGGTGGCGGGGTAGGCGGTCTGGTCGACGTAGTAGTCCCCGTCGGTGCCGAGCGTGGCGGCCGGGGCCCCGGCGCCGGTGAGGACGGCGTTGCCGCGCGGACCTTGTACGCCGGTCGGGGAGACGACGACGGCGGGCGGTAGGGCGAGCGTCACGGGTGTCGTCACGCTGGCCTCCTACGGTGCGGGGACGAGAGCGGTGTTGAACACGCCCTCGCACCAGGTGGTGGCGGTCGTGGTGCCGGGGTTGGACCACAGGGCGTACGGGCGGGCGCCCTTCTGGAGCACGCTCGTCGCGGTGGGTGTGAGGACGACCTGCACAGTCTTCGCGACCGTGTCCACGGTGATCTGGCCCTGTGCGCTGACCGTGGTGGTGACCTTGACGAGCGGCGGGATCGCGGCGTCGGTGACGGTCGGCCGGATCACGAACTCCCAGGCCAGCCCGGTGATGTCGACGGTGGGCATGGAGAACGTCTGCGCCCACTGAGAGCCTGCGGCGGTCGCAAAGTTCACCTGGTTCGGCAGGGAGGTCACTGGTCACCTCCCAGGATTCAGGTGGCGTTCCGTCGGGCGGCGTTGTCGAGGACCTATTCCTCGGTGGGGACGGCCGCAGGTGCCTCTTGGTGCGTCAGGCGGCGCGGAGGCCGGGGGTGTTGTGCCGGGCGGCGCGTTCGGCGCGGGCGAGCTGCAACTGTGTGTAGATGCGTCGTCCGTGTTCGTCGCGGCGGGCGCTGGCCTTGTCGAGGTGGCCGCGTCGTTCCCACGAGTAGATCGTCTGGACGCTGACGCCGAGGAACGCGGCGGCCTCGCGGATGGTGAACCAGACGGTTCCGCCGGCGTCACGGCCGGGCTCGCTGTCGGGGGTCATGGTCACCTCCGAACGCGCGAAAGCCCCCGACATCGCGGGGCTGGAGTGGGCTGTGGGCGCAGGTGTGCTGCTGGCAGCCGATTATGCAGCAGTGATCGTCGCGTGTCCAGCAGCCTGCCCTTGACGCGCGGTTAGGCGTCAGATGGCTGGCGGAAGTTCGGCCCGAGTTCGTTGTCGCCCTCGCAGCTTTCCTCGGCGACGTGGCAGTCGGTGTAGCCGTGCATCGTGTACTGGCCGCCCTTGTAGCCCTCGTAGGTGGCACCGAGGGCGGAGCGAGCGTCGGCGTGCATGGCGCCGACGGTGACGTTAGCGGTCGGCTCGAACGCCAACTCCATGTAGTCGCCCCGCCAGGAGTGCGGGTTGGAAAACCCGAGCGGCAGCACCTTGGCGGGGTTTTCGACTTCAAGGACGGCGATCAACTCGTCGAGGGTCATGCCGCCAGTATGCGACTCAGCCGAGACTGTCCGCCGCCGACTTGTACTCGGCGGCCTGCGCCGGGGTCAGGTAGTGGGACACCCTCACCAGCACTGTGCCGTGGACGTAGTCGTACTCGGCGAGCGCAGGCAGTGACTTCGTGGCCGCCTGGATGTACTTCGCGCGCGCCTCCGCGTCTCCTGCGCTGGCGAATACCTCCACCGCGCCGCCGCGTTCGACATCACCCTTCTCCGTCCCCTCGACGTCGGCCGTCTTGATCCGGCTGTCCGAGAACGTCACCTTCGACGTGTACTGGTTCGGTCGGCCGAGGAGATGGTTCGGGTCGTTGTCCGCAGTGACAGTGCCAGACAGGTGCGCGGACGCCACCGTGCCGGAGAGCTTCGTGAAGGCAGCAGTCGCGGTGAGCGGCCTGCTGACTGCTGAGGGCGCCTTGGAGGGCGCGCTGCTGTCGCTGCTGCTGGAGCATCCGGCGAGCGCGAGTACGCCCGAGGCAAGCAGGATGGCGGCTGTGTTACGCATGGTCCCCCCTGGGTGGTTTGCGTGTCGCGGGGAGACTACGGGCGCCCGCGGGGGCGTGTACGACTTGTGACGGTGCTGTGACGCCCCCGGGCATGCGTGTGCCCCCGTCGCACGGCGGGGGCTATAGGCGGGGCGGCGAGTTAGAGCTTGTTGGGCTGGATGTCGAAGGCGAGTACGGCGGCTCTGGTCGTCTCCGGGTGTTCCGCGTTGATCTCGCGGACGATCTCGTTGAACATATCCATGCGGGTGGCGCCGGGAGCCGGGGTGCTCGTGCCGCTGAAAGACATTGCGTCGCCGTTGTTTGTGAACGACGCGAACCAGAAGTGGGTGCCCTGCTTGGCGCGTGCGGTCACGACACTCCTCCCTTGTTGGCGGCCTGCACGGCCCGGATCTCGTCGGCGTGGACGGTTTCGAAGTGCCACCACCGTCCGCCCTCCCACTGCATGACCTTCGCGGTGTCGGCGCGGCCTTCGCGGAGTTCGGGGAGCAGGTGGCCGTAGGCCTTGGTCTCGCTGGCGTGGTCGGGTTCGGCGATCACGATGCCGAAGTGGGTGCGGTTCCTCACGATGGCGCCTTTCGGTGGCGGTGGGTTGAAGGTAGGGCGGGTGGCGTGCGGGCCGACTCAGGCGGGGTCGTCCTGCTGCTCCAGGGCCAGGAGTTCCTGGATCGCGTCGTCCAGCGTCAGCGGCGCCTCGTCGTCGGGGGCGTCGTCGCCGTACTCGACGATCCGGGGATCGGCAGGGTCGGTGCAGTCGAGGCGGTACCAGCCGTCCGGGTCGAGTCCTGTCCACGGAGGGCAGGTGCACGGGGTGGTGGGAAGCGCGTACCACTGCATCGTGAGGCAGTCCACGAAGTGATTGGCCATGGGGCTCCGTTCGGGTTGGGTCCAGGCTGCGAGCGCGTCGGCGAGGGGTTGGACGCGGGTGAGGGCGGGGCAGTCGACGGGGTAGAGGACGGTGACCGGGCCGCTAGGGGCGCGTGGCCAGCAGGTATGGCTTGCGAGACCGAGGACCTCGTCGCTCCACCGTCCAGCCGGCGGCTTCGAGGGTGGCGGCGTATGCGTCGACCATCCGGTGTCGCTCGGCTGCCATCTCGTCGTCACTCATCCGATCGTCGTCCAGCAGGTCCGGCTCGGGCATGCGGTGTGCGACCCGGACTGCCCCTTCGCGGCTCTCGTCCACGACGTATCCGGGCGCGGTGCACTTCCCGTAGCGGTCGCTGACTGAGACCTTGTGGATCGCGAACAAGACGCGGGCGGCCAGGTCGACGGTCTCGGAGTAGACGAAGCGGGACATGAAGTTCTCCTGGGGGGCGGTGTGGGTCGTCTGGTGCGCCGTGAAGGTGGTCTAGGCGGCCTCCGCGTAGAGGGCGGGGAGGAGGTGGCGGGTGCCCTTGTAGGAGCGGAGGCCGGCGTACAGGGCCGGGTCGATGGGGCCGTAGACGTGGACGTGGATCCACTTGCCGGTGGTGCGGTGCTGGGTCCACACCTTGACCGCGTCGCCGCCGTGGGCTGAGCGGTAGGCCTTGGCGACGTGGCGACCGAACCAGGACTTCTGTCCGTCCTTCAGGTCGCCGCCGCCGATGCGGTCGAGGAAGTCGCCGGTGCGGATGAGCCGGCCCGTCTCGACGTGGGCGCCGATGATGCCGGAGAGGGTGCGGTAGCCGAGG